TGCTTATACCTTCTTGTTCCCTCGTGTCAAGATCAATTCCGCTGATGTTGGTGTCGATGGCCCAACTAGCCGTATTATCAAGATGTCGTTTGTGTCGCTGTTTGATACAACTCAGGCAACTAACTTGAAGATTACGCGCCCAGCATAACTAGATCGTAGCTAAGGCTACCCAGTAATCCCTAGAGATAGGGTAGGGAAGACGCAGGTGTCGGGTCTTGCGTCTTCCTGATTTAACTATAACCCGACTACAATTTAACCCGAATAAGGATACCCCGACATGGACTTGATGGACCTAACCCCTAAGACTGATATTATTGTTGTTACGATTAAGCACCCTTCCACAGAAGAACCTCTCAAGAATGAAGATGGTTCTCCTATGACGATTACAGTATATGCTCCATACTCTAAAGAGTATAAAACTGTTGTTCACGGAATTGCTAATAAGCGCCTACAAGCTGCTTCTAAGAACAAGAAATCCCTAGACTATACTATGGAAGAACTTGAAGCAGCTAATCTGGAAAGTCTTGCTAAGACCACTAAAGAATGGAATATTACCTATGGCGGTGAAGTTCCTAAACTGACTGAGGCAAAGGCTAAAGAGGTATATGACAAAGTATTCTGGATTAAGGCTCAGATTGAAGGGGCTGTAGAAACCTCTATGGATTTTATGAAAGCCTGATAGACGACCTTTGCCAATGGGCAGAGCATCAGTTCAAGCTAAATAAAGCAGATAAAGATGGTATCTCTGAGAGAAGCCACCTAGAACAAGTTGAAAGGCAGACTGGACGTAAGATCGAGGCATTGGAATCTCCTAGAGACTTCCCTAGGCTTTTATCACACGTCTGGTCTGCCTTTATTAGTTTGAACGACAGTCGAACATCAGGCTTTTCTGGTCCTAATCCTATTACATACGAACAAATACTCGCTTGGAAACAAATTACTGAGCAACCGTTAGCGTCTTGGGAAGCAGAAGCCATCAAGAGATTAGATAAAGTTTATATGGGAGTCTATGATGGATGATCTTAAGTATGTTTTTACAGTTGACGACAAAGATATTATAGCGACCATTAAGAACCACGAGGTTCTTGAAAAAAGAGTTGGTTCGCTTACCAAACAATATGCAGTATTAGACAAGGCTCTTAATGAGGGTAGGATAGACCTATTAGACTATGCTAAAGCTGTTCAACAACTTGATAAACAGATTGCACGCGTAGAGGGCACCCTAAAAAAAGGTGGCTCTGCTGTAAATCAACTGGCTACTGGGATGAATGTCTCAGGAAAAGCTGGTCGTAATATGGAACTCCAGTTTCAACAAGCTGGCTACCAAATTCAAGACTTTATTGTTCAGGTACAGGGTGGTGTAAATCCTCTTATTGCATTCTCTCAGCAAGGCTCTCAGTTGGCTGGTTTCTTTGCTGGTCCTTGGGGCGCAGCCATTGGCCTTGGTATTGCTGCTTTCTCGTCTCTCGCAATGGCTTTGCTATCCACTACAGAAGCGGCATCTGAAACTACGGATGTTTTTAATAAACTTGCAGAAGCTACCCATCAACTTTGGGTAGAAAGAATGAAACTGGCTGATTCTAAATTTGATGAAAACTTAATTGGAACCCAAGATGAATTAAAAAAGCTAACTGCTGCTTATAATAGTGCAAAAGCCGCCGCAGAAAGTCTTGCTTTAGAACAAAGTTATATCGGAACAGATATTACCACAAACATTTCTGATGGCAGGGCAGCACAAGTCGCTGCCGAAGCTGCATTAAAAGAGGCAGAAGGTAAACTTAAATCCTATAATATTCAAAAAGACCTACTCTTAATTGCTGAAACACAAAAAACACTTGATGAGCAATCTGCAAAACAAAGACTTTCAGATCAAGATGCTTATTTTGATAAATTAAGAGCAGAAGCCGAAGCAAGAAAAAAGATTTCTGATGATGTTGGTAAAGCATATCTTGATGCCCTTAAACTAGGTAAGGTTGATTCAAGTAGTGGTATTGATAAAGCAGCAGAAGCAGCTAGAATCCTTTCCGAAAGATTGCATATTTCTTTAGCTGCTGCTAGAGACATGGTTAATCTTGCTGCCAATGCTTTACCTATGACAATGGCCCCCAGTAATCCTACAGGGTGGGCCGAAAATAGCTTAGGTTTTGTGGACCCTTCTAAATTAGTTTATACACCCCCTGTTTCAACTTCTAGCGGGGGCGGTGGTGGCGGTATGGGTGGAGAAACTCAAGAACAATACCTAGCCAAACTTAATCTTGAATACGAGACAAAAAAGAAGTCTCTTGGACTTACAGACGAACAAGTCAAACGCACTGAGTTCTTGTTTAGCCTAGATGAAAAACTAGCTGACATGAAGACTAAGCGGTCTGAGGTAGAAATCGAGACTGAGAAACAGAGGGCTATTGCAGCTTACGATGCTTATGCTGCTGCTGAAAAACAAGCTGCTATTATGAGTACTGTAACGAGCTCGCTTGAGAATATGTTTATGTCGTTTGTGGACGGAACTAAGTCTGTTGGGGATGCCTTCAAAGGTATGTTAAGAGACATTATCTTGCAAATCTATCAAGAGCAAGTTGCTAAAACTGCTGCCACTGGTATTGGAAACTTCCTTAGTGGGTTGTTTACATCCGCTAATGGTAACGTCTTTCAAGGCGGTAGTCATGTTAGTGCGTATGCTAATGGTGGTGTTGTTGGTTCCCCTACTTACTTCCCCATGTCAGGTGGTAAGACAGGTCTGATGGGTGAAGCTGGTCCAGAAGCTATTATGCCTCTTAAGCGTGGTTCTAATGGTAAACTTGGTGTTCAAGTAGACGGTAATAGTGGGGGTAGTGTGGTTGTCAATCAGACTTTCAACTTCTCTGCTAATGGTGACGAAAGTGTTAAGAAGATCATTGCTCAAGCTGCACCACAGATTGCTCAAATGACACAACAAAAAATCATGGATAGTCGTCGTCGTGGCGGCTCTATGAAAGCAGCATTTGGTTGAGGATATAACATGGCTATGAGTTCCTACTATCCCCTAAGTACTCCAACTACTATAGGGATTGAGAACATTACAATTCGAGCAGTTAATGCTGTGGCTACTTCTCAGTCCCCCTTTACATACAAACAACAGATAGTTTCCCACCAAGGACAACGATGGGAAGCCTCTGTCTCTATCCCCTCTACTCGTAGGGACTTGTCTGCTGAGTGGACTGCTATGTTAGTGGCACTTAAAGGCCAGACTGGAACCTTCCTTCTTGGCGATCCTGACTATGCTACCCCAAGGGGAAGTGTGTCTAGTTGTGTTGTTACTGGAACCGCTGGAAGCGAAACTGCTTCTGTTATTATGACAGGAACACTTAAAGCGGGGGACTATATTCAGTTGGGGGCTGGGAGTTCTGCTAGGCTGCATAAAGTTCTTCTTGACAAGACTGGAAACGGTTACTTAGAAATTTGGCCCAATCTGCGTAATACCTATACAAGTCAAGCTGCTATCTTTAACAATGCTAAAGGTCTTTTCAGACTAAATAAAAATGTCAGTGAGTGGTCCATAAATAATGCTAGTGCATATGGTATTAGCTTTGAAGCTGTAGAGGTAATCGTATAATGACCGATAAGAAGATTTCAGAACTAACTTCTATTACAGGCGCTGTCCTAAGTGACACTGACCTTATTCCTGTTGTAGACGTTAGTGTCTCAGAGACTAAGAAGATTACTTTTGCTGAGTTTAAGAATGCCTTAGATACTAGCACAGGTTTTGTTCGTCTTACTGGCGACACTATGACGGGAACCCTTGTTGCGCCTTCTGTTACTGTAACTGGCAATAGCACCCTAGGTAATGCAACTACTGATACAGTGACTATCACTGCCGAGGTAGCATCTAACTTGAACCCTTCGGCAGACAATCTTTACGATCTTGGCGCTGTTGGTGGAGAGTGGCGTAACCTATACGTTACTGGTACTGCTAATATTGATTCTCTAGTTGCAGACACTGTTGATATTAACGGTGGAACTATCGACAGCGTTGTTATTGGTTCTGCTTCTGCTGCGGCTGGTGCATTCACTACCCTGTCGGCCTCTAGCACAGTGTCTGGAACAGGTTTCTCTACCTATCTAGCCTCTCCACCAGCTATCGGTTCTACTACTGCTGCTGCTATTACTGGCACAACTATCACTGGCACTTCATTTGTATCTTCTGGTGATATGAGTTTTGGAGATAATGATAAAGCCTTTTTTGGTGCTTCTGATGACCTTTCAATTTATCATAGTGGGGCTGCTAGTTTTATTTGGCACACGGGTGTAGGGGATTTGCTTATCGCAGCAGATGACCTTACCTTTGTAAATGGTGCAAATAGCGAATTAAAAGCAAAGTTTATCACTAACGGTGCGGTTCAACTCTATCACGACAGTTCCTTAAAGTTTGCTACTACAGCTACTGGTGCTAATATTACTGGCACTCTTTCTGCTGATACTGGTGCATTCACTACCCTGTCGGCCTCTAGCACAGTGTCTGGAACTGGTTTCTCTACCTACCTAGCTTCTCCCCCCGATATTGGTTCTACTGCTGCTGCGGCTGGTTCATTTTCTGCTATCTCAATGCCCGCTGGAGCAACGGGAGACAGAGCAATAAAAGTTGGTAATGGTAGGACAGGTACGGGCAACAGCTATGTGGACCTTATTGGAGATACCACCTATCCTGCCTTTGGTACTCGACTTATTAGGTCTGGTGGTGGGGCAACTACGCTTTCCCATCGGGGAACCAACACCATGACCATAGAAACGGTTGATGCTGCCGTCCTGAGTCTAGATACTACTGGTACGCCACGTATATCCATTGGCGCTACTGGTGTTGTCACTATCTCAAACTTGGCTGGTTCTGGCTCTCGTGCAGTGAACGCAAGTGCAACAGGTGTTCTTTCTGCCGCATCCGATAGTCGTCTAAAGCAAGAAGTTCCAACTGCTCCAATTCCGGGATTGGCAGAAGTCATGCAGCTTGAACCAAGAGCATACAAGTGGCTTGATGATATTGAAAACCGTGGAGATAACGCTGCCGTTGAAATTGGTTTCTTCGCAGATGAGGTCAAAAATATTATTCCTTCTGCTGCCCCAATGGGTAACGATGGATATTACGGCTTCTATGACCGTGCTGTGACTGCTGCCTTGACTAAAGCTATCCAAGAACAACAGGCGGTCATTGTGGCCCTTGAGGCTCGTATAGCCACACTTGAAGCAAAATTTGTTTAATTAACTAAAATCTAAATGACCCGATAGGAGACAGACTGTGAGCAGAGATTTACTACCTCATATTATTGAGGCTCTAAACAATGAAGTAATCTACCCTTTCTTTGCTCTTGAAATGCTTTTTGATGGCAACCAAACACTCCGCCTTTGGACAGGTGTAGGGACACTTATCTATGAAGGTAACAGTTGGTTTGGCACTGGTAATATGCTAAACATTGAATCTGTTCAGGAAACCTCTGAAATTTCAGCTAAGGGTGCATCTGTTACTCTTAGCGGGGTTCCCTCAGAAGTCCTATCACTGGCCCTCTCAGAGCCTTACCAAGGGCGGGTTGCTAACATTTACTTCGGAACCTTCTCGTCTGGTCAGCTTAAGACTGAGAGTTCTGACTTTATTCTTTTAGAAGACGATTCAATAATCCTTCTTGAAAGAACTGAGACAGGTTTTGCGAATATCTTTTCTGGTTATATGGACCAGATGAACATTGAAGAAACTGGTGAAACCTCAACTATCCAATTAAACCTAGAGAATAAACTTGTTGACCTCGAAAGAGCAAGGGTTGCCCGCTACACACACTCTTATCAGAAGTCCCTTTACCCAGCAGACCGTGGATTAAATTTTGTTGAGAGCCTTCAAACTAAAGTCTTTGCTTGGGGTAAAAAGAGTGAGAATTGAGTTTAAGCAAGAGTTCTTATCTCAAGTAGAAGAAGAATGTCAAGAACTGATTAGGTTGCATTGGGAAGAAATTGCCTTAAACAAAGATAAGATTAAACTTGACCCAGATTGGGAAGCTTATTATTATCTAGAGCAACAGGGTGCATTAAACATCTTTACTGCTAGACACAACGGAAAACTTATTGGCTACTTTTCTGTCTTTACAGCAAAAAATCCCCACTACAAAGACCATCTGTTTGCATCTAGTGATGTAATCTATCTACAAAAAGATTTTCGTAAAGGCTTTATTGGGGTTAAACTAATTAAGTTTGCAGAAAAGTGTTTGAGAGAGAATGGGGTATCTATTCTTAACATCAACACTACAGTTCATCAACCTTTTGATCCAATTCTAAGTAGGCTTAGATTTGATTTGGTCGAGAGGGTTTATTCTAAGTATTTGGGAGACTAAACATGGCTATGGCTGCTGGGGCGTTTATTTTAGGTTCTGCTAGTACGGCTGCTGCTGTGGCCACTTATGGGGCTTTTACAGTCTATGCAGTGGGTTTTGTTGCTACCACAGCCGTTACAAATGTGATTCTTAGGGCTTTAACACCAAAACCAAGTTCTGCTACAAACACTGGTGGGTATAATGTAACAGCTAATGGTACTGCACTAGACCATCAAATTATTTATGGTCGTGTGAAAATTGCTGGTGCTAGGGTATATGATAAAACCACTGGAACTGGTAACAAAATCTTACACAGGGTATTAGCTTTTTCTGGACATGAAATTCAATCCTTTGATCAGATTTACCTAAATGATGAACTTCTGACCCTTGATGGTTCTGGTAATGTAACCTCTCCTGCTCGTTACAATGGCTATGTTAAAATCAACAAACATCTTGGTGCCAGTAACCAAACGGCTGATTCTAATATGGTTGCAGACATTTCTGAATGGACCTCAGAACACAGACTTCGTGGGATTTCTTATCTATATGTTAGATACACTTTTAATGCTGACGTTTTCCCTAATGGTGTTCCAGAAATAACTGCTGTTATCAAAGGCAAAAAGGTATATGACCCAAGATCAGGACTGACAGCTTGGTCAGACAATCCTGCCCTGTGTATCAGAGACTATTTGACCCAGACTGGCTATGGAATGGGGGAACTTGCAGCTAACATTGATGATGATTTAGTTATTGCTGCTGCTAATGTTTGCGCCCAAACTAATACTACTGCTGGTACAACTCGTTATACTTGTAATGGTGCGTTTACGACAAGTGCCACTCCTTATGATATGTTGTCTTCTTTGTTGACCTCTATGGGGGGAACTCTGTGGTATGCTCAGGGTAAATGGAGAATGAAACCTGCTTATTGGACAACTCCTGTATTAACCTTAGACGAGAATGATTTACGTTCTTCTATCAGCCTTGTTACACGGCATTCTCGTAGAGACAACTTTAACTCTGTAAAGGGAACTTTTAGGGGAGAAGAATCTAATTGGCAGACAACAGATTTTCCAGCAGTAACTAACTCAGCCTTTGTTACAGCAGACAATGGACAGAGTTCTGTAGTTGATTTGTCGTTACCTTTCACTGACAACTCTATTGAAGCCCGCCGTATCTCTCGTATTGTTCTTGAAAGAAATAGACAGCAACTAACAGTCTCTGCAAGTTTTGGTCTTCGTGCCTTTGAAGTTCAAATTGGGGATAATGTCTATCTAGACAACACAAGATTTGGTTGGGATAATAAGGCATTTGAAGTTGTAGCTTGGACTTTTGGTTTAGTTAATGGGCTTGACCTTCAAGTTAATATGACACTAAGGGAAGTCTCAGCTAACGTATTTGATGAAATCAATGACGGGATTGTCTATGAACGAGACAACACAACCCTTCCCTCGCCTTTCTTTGTCCCTGCTGTTGGGGTAAACGTAACTGCCAGCGCACAAGTTTCTAATCAGAAGATAACTAACATTGCTGAGATTCTAGTTACCTCAGACAGTCCCGAATTTGTTGATAAAGTTGAATTGGAGTTCAAGAAAAATTCCTCGTCTGTGTGGAAATCTGCTGGAAATGGACCTCTTGGCGTCTTTGAGATAGTTGGTCTTGAAGTAGATTTCTATGACTTTAGGGCCAGAGCAGTAAATACTTTTGGTATCCGAGGTGATTTAACTACTCTTACGAAAGTTGAAATCAATCCCTTTACAGGACCACCTTCTGATGTAACAGGTTTCTTTATTGAGATAGCTGGTAATAGTGCTTTTCTTAAATGGGAACCTATTCCAGACCCTGACTTGTCTCACTATATCATTAAACACAACCCTGCTACCACTGGTGCTACATGGAACAATTCCTCTACTCTGGTCCAAAAAGTAGCAAGACCTTCTACAAGCGTGGCTGTCCCTGCCCGTTCTGGAACTTATCTTATTAGAGCCTTTGATAAAGAGGGTTTTTTAAGTGAACAAGATGGGTCTTTTGTTGTAGCTGCATCCCTTATTCCACCATTGGGGACATCAACAACAAAAACTGAAAACCCAACTTTTGCTGGAACTAAGACTAACGTAGTTCTGGTATCTAACAGTATTCAGATTGATGATACAACTGCTGCTACCCCAACAGGAACTTATTTCTTTAATAATAAGGCAGACCTTACTCTAGTTAGAAACGCTAGGGTTACTGGTTATGTAACCTTTAGTCGTAAATACGATGGTGCAAGTCTGTCTTGGGATAATATTCCAAACCTATGGGATAGCTGGCCAAATGTTTGGGATGATTGGACTGACCCAACTGCCTCTTTTGGTGGGGTAGATGTTCAAATTTATGTATCTTATACTGATGACGATCCTGCAAGTGGCGGGGCTGTTTGGTCTAATTATTACCTTGCTTCTGGCTCTTTCTTTATCGGGAGAGGTTTCAGATTCAAAGCTGTTCTTAGCAGCACTAATACGAATTATACCCCGAATATCACGGCACTTAGTGTCGTCGTAGAATACTAATAAGGATCACCGATATGAGTCAACATGACTATGATATTGCAAATGCTACTGCACCTAATGCCAGAGCAGATATTAACAATGCCCTAAAGGCTCTGGCATCTACGTCTTCTGGCGGAAGCGCCCCTTCAACTACATATGCCAATATGATCTACTACAACACTACAAATAATGTTCTCTATAAGAGAAACGAGGCTGATAGTGGATGGGTTAATCTTGGTACTGTAGACGAGACAGCTAATACTTTTACCCCAAGTTCTCTGACTTTTACCCCAGTTCAACAAGGTGGTGGTACGGGGCAAAATACCAATAAAATCTATCTTGGTTGGTCAGGCACTAACTTAAAAGTTCAAATTGATAGTATTGACCAAGGTGATATTTTAACGGATACAAATTTTCAAGCTAAACTCACTGATAAACTTGCTGCTGGAACCCTTAATGCCATAGGGACATATGCGTTTTTAGGTGCGGACATTAGTAATATAAACCTGTCTTCGGGTAGCAATGTCGCTGGTAGCAGCCTGAAATACGCATCACTTCGGTCAGAATATTACACTGGTGGTACAAGTGCTGCGCAATTTGAGTTCAGTGCAACATCACCATCTGGAACTTGGAAATTGCTGGGAGAGGCTTTTACTACCTCCCAAAACAACTTTACTAGTATCTTCTTGAGGGTTGCATAATGGAATACCGTAACGCAAAACACATTGGTCAAGGTCGCATTGACTGCGAGATTAATCATCCAGACTACGGATGGATTCCTTTTACTTGTGATCCAAAAGATACTGGTGCAAAGTTTGATGTTGTAGACCTTTATAGACGCCTTAACGCTGACCCTGCCACAGCCGCTTATATTCCCCCAACACAGGAAGAAGTAAATGCAGCAGCAGAAAAGCAAGTTCGTCTTCAAAGAGATCGTATTCTTGCAGTAGTAGTTGACCCTCTAGTCAGCAACCCACTACGCTGGGCTGATTTGTCTGTAGAACAACAAGAGGCATGGGCTGATTATCGTCGTGCCTTGTTGGATGTTCCTCAACAGTCTGGCTTCCCTACTAATGTAACTTGGCCCATTAAACCAGAGTAGCACACATGACCCAATATAAACTAAATACCAGAAGCCTACAAAACCTATCGGGGGTCCACCCAGACCTAGTTGCTGTTGTCCAAGCAGCTATTAAGATCACTAAGCAAGACTTCATTGTGATTGAGGGTATCCGTAATATTAACCGTCAAAGAGAACTTGTCAAGGCTGGTAAGTCTAAGACTATGAACTCCCGTCATCTGACTGGTCATGCTGTAGACATCTGCCCTAGTCCTGTTGATTGGAACGACAAAGACAAGTTTGAGGCCATTGCTACAGCTATGAAGAAGGCTGCTAAAGACCTCAAGATTCCCCTAGACTGGGGTGGTGACTGGACTACCTTTGTCGATATGCCACACTTCCAACTTCCCCACAAGGAATATCCAGCATGAGCGAGGAAGATACTCTCAGGCGCATTGAGAAGCTAGAAGAAGAAATCTCTAGGCTTTGTGCGACAATCAATGAATTGAACCTGACTATTGTTGTTCTGAATAAGACAGTAGAGAGTATGAGCCTAGCTGAAAAGCGTAGGGCAGAACTTAGGGACAAGTCAATCTTATTTGTTGTTGGTGGGGTTATCTCTGCTGTCCTAGGATGGGTTATCAGTGGCGGTCTAATCAAGTAAGGATAATCTGTGCCTATCAAGAAGACTTTCAAGAGGGAAATAGCTGTAGCCCTATTACTATGGCTTGCTTATGTAGTAGAGGTGAAAGATGTCTCTGTCGTTGAAGTCATTATCTGGCCGATCTTTGCGTTCCTTGGTGCTGCCTTTGGTCTTGATAGCTGGGCTAAGCAGTTGCAGCAGCGGTTTGACGGGGTTTCTAATAGGGGGCGGACCCAAGATAGCAGCGAATACCCAAGTGGCGAAGGTGGCAACCCAGACAATAGGTAAATCAGAAACTAATGGCGACCAAAAGATTGAAATGATCCAAGGTCATCAGAACAGAGTAGAGCAAGTACAGACCCAAGATAACAAAGTTAAGACTGAATCTGTTGAAAAAGTAGTGATCAATGAGGTTCCACCTTGGGTTATATTGCTTTTACTTATTGGGTGGTTGTTGCCCTCTCCTAATGAGATTGGCAGATGGGTACTAAGTCTCTTTAAGCGTAAAGTTAAATAGAAAAAGCCGCGCCTAGGGTCATACCTAAGTGCGGCTTCTTTGTTTTTAATGGTGAGTTTCTTCTTCGTCGTCCTCAATGAAAATTAAATCATTGAACTTATTAACATCATGCAGAATACTGCCAACAACAATCTGTGTGTCATCAATCTCTTTCGTTAGATCAAATACCTTCCAGCACAGATACAACGACACAACAAGCTGGACGATTACTGCTACATAGAGAATTTCCATTACACTGATTCCATTTCTTTAATAAGTCTACCAAGATACCACTGTGCCTTCTTCAAGTCTTCAACTCCATTCTTGTATCGAAATCTGTGCATATATTTAGCGATATTCCCACGAAGGTATCCAATAAACTCATCCCGATTAAGGAAGTCTTCAATGTATTCGATACATTCGATGGTGCCTTGACCATAATGAGGTGGACTATTTACTTTATCAATAGGCTCGACAACTTTTTCAGTTTCACCAAGTTTCCATTTAGCCATATTATAGTTTCTCCATATGAAAGATTCTAGCCCACTGTGCGCAAATGTCGCTGCGAACAATATCCTCAAGTCCAAACTCAATAATAGGAATGGGCAACATATGCTTCTTAGCCAAGTGGATAACTCTAGACAAGCCATCAGCTTCTTTAAGATCAGATTGTTGCACATCCCCATTAAGAACGATAGTAGAGTTTTCTCCTACCCGTGTCAATAGCATTTTCAATTCGTGGGTAGTGATATTCTGAGTTTCATCAACAATGATAAAGGCATTATCAAAAGAACGTCCCCGCATCAAGGCTAGAGGGGCCATTTCAATGTTGCCAGACTTAATGGCAGTATCTACAGCACCCTTCCCCAGATGCTTCTCTAGCACGTCTAGGACAGGCAAGGCCCAAGGCTTAGTCTTTTCCTCTAGGTCACCCTTAAGGAACCCCAAGTCCTTTCCTACAGCGATATGTGGTCGGGTAATCACAATCTTGTCGATCTTCTTAAGAGTATAAAGATCAGCAGCATATGTCGCTGTAACGTAAGTCTTGCCAGTTCCTGCTGGCCCCAACACAAAGACTTGACTGCTAGTCTTTAGGGCTTCTAGGAACTCTTTCTGTTTCTCTGTTCGAGGGACAAGACCTGAAACAGTTTTAACATCAGCGTTCTTATACTTAGTGACACGCTTAGACTTACGAGAACCTTGGCCTTCATCATCAGGGATCATAGCGGACCTTCTTTGAACAATTCTTCTAGTGCTGTGTATCCGCCGATTGGCCGATTACTTTTATCAAAAATCAAAGGGACTGTGGTAAACCCAGAGTTTGCCATAAGGTTTACAAGCCACCTATTAGTATCGAGGTCTAAATATTTGTATTCTTCTCCTTTATTAAAGAGCAAGTCCTTTGCTTTATCACACCATTTGCAGTTAGGACGACCAATAATTGTGTACATACCCTTTAGTTTCCCTTGTATATAATTGGTCTACTCACGGGGACTCGGACCCCGAACCTAGAGATTAGAAATCTCTTGCTCTATCCAGTTAAGCTATGAGTAGTGTCTTTACTAGCAGGACAAGGGGCGCTATAACCCTAGGCCAGAGGCTCATTACGCCTGTGACCCATCCCTAATTCCCTTGTGGTCGATCAACTCCACTCACTGTGTAGACATCCACAGTTTAGGACCAAATAGTCAGCCCTCGGTTAGACGCTTATTCTTTACTTTCTATCTGTCTTTGATATAAAACCTAGGACAAAAACTAATCCTGTCATAGGGTTTGTAACAATTAGGTCAAGTCAACAATCTCACAGCTATCACCTGAGCAAGCTAGGGTCTGTGATCCTGACGTATTATCCTCACCTTCATACTCTGAAAGTTTGGCCCAGTCAATAGCTTCTGGCATTACAGACAACAAAGTTTCATAGTCTGTTTTACCAATCTCTTGGTAGGGGGCTTGCTGATAAGTGTGTTCGTTGTATGGCAGGAACGACACACCTGACATTTCATCAAAGTGCTTATAGACGAAAGCACCTACCTCAAACCATTCATCCTTCTTGACGTTGATAGTGACAGAAGGCTTATGCTCACACCAATGACGCTGATAGGCCAGCCACATCTCTAGCTGGTCGATAGCACTTAGGTCAGCCGTTACTACTGCACCCTCTGGTGCCTTCATAGGGAAGCTGAACACGGTAGTCTGTGTAGGCTTCATTACATCAGGTTCAGATGGGATACCTTGATCCTTCATAAACTGCGTCAGAGGGTCTTTATTGTCACCACGAACAGTGCGGATATAATACTGACTATGACGTGCATGGATACCAGAAGCACTATCAACCAACTGACTGACTGTCCCTGATGGTTTAACGCAAGTAATCGCAGCAGCAACAGGGATGCCAAGACGTTCAGCCCACTCAGCATTAGTAGTAATTGCAACATTCTTTAGATGCTCCAAGGTTTGAGGTAGACCAGCATTCTTTGTTGTCATAAGAGGGTTGTCCATAATCCCCGTCAGTGAGACACCCAACAAGCGTTCTTCTTCTGTGTTGGTTTGCCAAATCTTACGCAAATAAGGGAACTTAGTATAAGTCGATTGGATAGTTCCCAGAATAGTAGCTAGACGAACCTTTTCCTCTAGGGTCTTAAGGGTATCTGTAGCACGAACAACTACCTCCGTCAAGTTACAAAATTGGTATGGTCGAAGAATAATTTCACTGCCTCACACTGTGGGATTACATTAGCATACCCACTCGTGCGCTGGACTATCGCATACACTACGCTTTTGACATTAGACACATAGTGTCCCCTTCGCTTAGTCTCTCACGCTACCATTACGCTTGCGCCCTGTCGTCTTGCTACAGACTTCCAAGTCAATCAGAAGGGGTTTTAAATCCGCACATAGACGCTTACGGATTAGTTCCAAACTCATAGTCAGTCTTACGGCGACCATTCTTAGCTGCCTGTTTCTTAGAAGCCTGACGATTAAAGATGCCACGTTCACCTGAACCAGATTCTACTAGAGCCATCCATTCACGCATGAAGCTAACAGCATCTGGTTTCTCAGTATAGCTTACAGAGTTATTAGCTAGACCACGTTGAGGGTTGTTTTCCCACCAGTTGCCAGACTTAGCATAGCGCATACGATCATCTGACAAGTTAGACAGAGAAATCATAGCACTACGACGAACACCACCAACTACAACAACCTCACCGATCTTACACATAATGTCGTGGCATTCAATAGAAGACAGCTTACGACCTTTGGCATTAACGAAGACGTTGACAACAAAGTTAAACAAGTCAATCAGTGGTGCTGGACCTGATGCACGACCACCAAAGGTCTTCAACTTAGCACCAGCAGGACGAACCAAGGATACATCCCATTTAGGGATTTCACCAGAGTAGAGCAAAGCAATCACTTGACGCAGAGCCTTAGCCCAACCTTCTTTGCTATCCTTGACTACTACGACAGTCTCAGACATAAACATATTCTCAGGAATGTCTGGCAGCTTACTAATGAACTGACGCTCTACAGAGAAGCCTACGCCAGTGCCACAGAGCAAGATGAACATGGCCTCATCAAAGGACTTGGGGTCGTCTACAGGCATATAGGAGCAGTTATAGCCAGCAGTATTGTCACGCTCTAGTGCAGGTCCAGCAGTCATTACAGCCCGCATGGATGGCATAACGTCTAGGCTAAGGATAGCTTGTTCGATAGCAATAGCCTCACCACCTACATGGTTAATGCTTGCGAGAGCCTTATTCACAACATTGTCGATATATCGGTAAACAGTCTCGCCCCAGTTCTCACGACGACCTTTATCTTCTAGCCAACGAGCATAACGAGAAGTCGCAATAAAGGACTGGTAGTCGGTTGGCAAATAGTTATTGTTGTTCATTCTTTTTCTTTCCTCGTTTTTCCAAATCGTGTTCTAGCCAAATCAGCATATCAATATCACAACGACTGATACCAATATCTTTTAGGGTTTTGTCGTCCATAGCATTCAATTCTTTGATAACTGCACGATGTTTACGCCAAGTCTTCACATAGCGTAGCCAACGGATTACCCAACTCTGATTAAGAAGTTTCTTCATACAATATCATCCAATTTCACTTTAGGATAGTCTTTATTCTTAATGATCTTACCATCTTCCCGACGACGAATAGTGCCATCAGGCTGAATACAACGACCAAGATTATTAACATGGACACGACGAAGGGCTTCATCAAGATCATAACGTCTGGCATTAGCATAACCATAGATCACATACACCAGATCAGCAAGTTCTTTAAGTTCATCTTCATCATGGGCGGTTTCTGTCCACTCTTGATATTCTTCTGAAATCAGCTTTTGATAAAGAAAAGCATCAGGTTTCTGATCCAGAACCTTACTAAACTCTTTCACCATTTCCATAACTGACATCTGGTCTTCCTTCTCTTTTGTTGGCTGGTTATAGTATTGCCACATGATATTGTTGTCGTCCATGTCTTCAATGTCTTTAGCAGTAATCAACTGACAGTTCTCCCATAAAACTCTGTCTGCCCTTTCTTGTGTGCATCAAACAAATACCAGCAGCAGTCATCTTTACCTGTCCCTTTGCTGTCTTCGATCCACTTGACCCTTCCTACTGCAACAACTTTAGCACAATAGGTCATATAGACTGCTGACTGTTTAGTATAAGCCCAGCCAGCATCAAACAACAACCAAGTCGGGCATATATCAATCCAATGGTCAATGAAGTGGTGCAAGAAGTCTCTTTCCCAAGGTGGGTTAGTGATACACATATCTACAACACCGTAGCCACCAAAGTCAAGGGTTAAAGCATCAGCCTTGTAGATACCAGACCCCTGTGGTTCAATATCAGACTGATACAGGCATTCCCCATGACCTTCTGTCAAATCCCAGATATGTTTAACTAGACGACCATCCCCCGCACAAGGTTCTACATAATCAAATGTATATGGAAGATGGTCGATTAGTGGCATAACTGCTTCAATGGGCGTAAAATAAGTGTCTCTTTCCCGCCTCACAAAATCTGATCTTTTCCCCAAAGTTGGTTCCCCCTTGCTTTAATAAATTCTAGGGGTTTACCCTCTTTGACCAACCATCTTGAGACAGTCTTGTAATTAAACCCCTTGTCTTCACACCAATGCTTAAGGATTTTTCCTTCAATAAGAACATTACTTCTTCTATTACAAGACTGCTCTTGACGAGTTGCCCACCTTACGTTTTCTGGGAAATACCCAAGGTTGTTGTCTATACGATCAAGACTATGATCAGAAGATGGTCTATTCCCAACCTCAGAAAGAAAAACTAAAAAATCTTCCCAACGTGGGTCATAGGTAATGCCCCTACCTCCGTAGTAAGGGTATAATTTACTTGATTTGTTATTGACTCGTTGTCGCATCCCAGCCCAGATTTCATACTCAGTGGACCTTTTACCACGACAGTTGTGTCCATGAGAATATGAAGGGTTAGAACTACCAGATAAACTACCTTTATTTCCCATACTGTCGTCCTAGTGCATCAAGACTAATCCACTGGGGTTCATAGACACCATTCTCAACTTCACGCTTCACAAAGATGCCTTTAGCCCATTCGAGATTTGCCTGACCAGCCCACCCTTCTTCCGCACCCTTAAAGCATCCAGCCACAAGACCAATGATAGGTCGAGGGTGAGCAGAGTCTTTGAAGTATAGGCTACGCTTATGGCTATGCCCACAAGTAGAACTATGATTACGATTACTGATCACACTATAGGCATGGTGTTGTCCAGATGTAGCAGTTCCGTAGTTCCCAGAACTAAAGTAGTGGGCGTAAGAGATACCATCGTAATCAGCAATGGATGGGGCCGAATTGTGGTATTCGTGATAGTCATCAAACCAATGGTCAGTTTGCAGATGACTGAACGAGATACCATATTTAGAACCTTCTAGTCGTGGATCAACAGCAATGGCTTTCTTGATACGGTTCTCATGGTTTCCTTCAAACCCAATGTAGTATGGACTTTTACGCTTATTGTGTCGAAATTTCCATCGCATCCGTTCCATAGCATCGTTATAGTGTTCGATGTCTTCTGCATAAGATTGAGATACGATAGCCTGTGGGTAACGAGTGTCGTATGTATTCAACGACCGCATATCAGCGCCATCACCTAGGTCAACAACATAGTCAGGTTTAAGGTCATATAGGAACTCACCCAACCAACTAAATCGTTCGTTGCTTACCGAAGGATCACTGTGAGCGCAACTAAAGACTACTACTGTTTTACCTGCCATTAAAAGTCTCCTGTTTCCCAAGATGCCACAATAAACTTTAGTCCAAGATTATCATATTCTTTACTATATGTAGCTTCAAAACCACCTGTTCCTGTCGTATAGGGGCTTACATTAAATTCAATCGCACCATCATAGGCAAGACCTAGAAGTTTTCGCGCTTGCTGACGAAGTGTTCCTTCTTCTGGAACAGTGAAATCAACTGTTGCCCAAACCCAATTTAGGGACTTCATAGCCTTAGCTACTTTACCAAAGTCAAACTCGTCCATAACTTCATCAATGTGTTCCTGCTTAATCTTCATTCGTTGACCTCTAATGGTTGAATGTTGCTTTTGAAGTAGTTGACAAGATACATAACTTCTTCTTCGGTTTGATACCAAGAGTTGATTTGCTTTACAACTCCATCTTCTTCGATCTTTAGAACTACCATGTAGTTATAGCCTTCACTGATGTCATCGTCAAGATCAGCTTCTGCCTTTTCTAACTCATCAAAGTGGAATGGGCCATCAACTACATCCCATATCAAAAACGTAGGAGACTTGTTAATAGACCCTTTCCGCTTCCAAGTCAATTTGTTTATTACAGAGTTCTTTACACTCAGCAATAGTTGCCCAAATCCTTTTAGCATCTGCATGGTTATCAATTTCCTCAATAGTCATTGGGTCAACTTGGTAGGGAACTCTTTGGTCGATAACCTCAAATGGTTTCATCTATCCAATCCTTTGGGATAAGTTTATCAGCATAAAGGAACCCAAACTTATTACACCAATCAGCATATGAAGTCTTAGACCCTTTGTTTATCTTAGCCTTAGAGTTAGAAAAGACAAAACGAATATCAAGGTGTGGATACTGCTGCTTAATTAACAAATGCTTTTTTCGATCAGCAGCAACAAACCTACCTTTAGATTCAATGATGATGCCATTAGGAAGTTCAAAGTCGGGTGTGTAAGTATGAAGGCTTTCTGGAACAGAGTAACTAATCTTAAGTTCTTCATACTTGACTGGCACAGACAGAGACTTGAGTTGTTCAGAAATCTTATCCTCAAGTCCTGACCTGTAACCATGCTTTATGGCTATTACTCTTGTTCTAGTAGCCATAAAATAGCCCCCTTGGTAATTACAACTGTGCTTTCTCTATTACCATCTATACGAAGAACAAGTTCAATCCCCCTGCCATAAGTATCGTAGACACACCTGTGTCCTTCTAACTCATAGGTGGTTCCCACAGTTGATTGTCGTATCGCCTTAGCCATAAAAGTCTCGCATTCTCAATTACCCTTTCTGTATCACCTTGATAGGCTTTGACTACAGCATCCCATAGCTTTTCTTCTGTGTCGCAATCTTGTAGAAGTTTATCAGCCTTTACAGGGCCAATACCATGAATGCCTACGATATTATCTGCTCTATCGCCAGTCAAGATTTGAGTATAGAAGAATTTAGTTCCCCCGAAAGGCTCTACCTTACCCCATTCACCCTTACCAAAGTTATAATGCCAACAAGGGAGTTGAAGCATATCCTTATCAATAGAGGCAACAACACAATTATAATCAAGTGCAGCAGCAGCTTTTGAAATCAGATCGTCAGCTTCTTCCCCAGAACTTGTAATGGCCCCATAATTATCAGTTAAATACCCTCGTGTTAATCCTAGGTATTGTGGCTTTTCGGTATATTTCCTATTCCCTTTATATTCATGGGATTTAGCAATGTCATACCGAAAGTTACCACTACCTGTTAGATAGACTTGAAAGTCTTCTGATGATGCGAAAGGAAAACCAACACACTCGTTAAGAATGTAAGTGATAATTTCCTCAGTCTTCTTTATCGCATCATCAGGGGCTTTATCTTGAGTGGAAAAGGCAGCCCTGTATGCGATTATGTCGCCATCTACTAAGACTTTACCTTTATTTTCCACTTGATTACTTCCTTAAAACTGACCAAAGATTACTTCACCATCATCTTTTTCAAACCCTACGTTAACCACATAGGAGAAGCCAGCCCCACGAAAAGCGTCTGTCAGGACTTGTGCAGCCTCATAGAGGTCAGTCACGTTATCCCGAACAGCGCCAGTCTGCCCATCAAACCCATCTTCTTCTTGAGTATGAGTAAAGGTAATAGAGATTTTCATTCTTTTGTCTTTCCAACACTAAATAC